GTTTCTTTCTTACGTTTAATTCTTCGGGTGTAGGATTACCAGGGGCGCTCAAACGCCCTTGGTAACCAGCAACACCACCTGTTGTAGAAACTTCTTTTTTTGTTTTACTCATTTATTAATGACCGCCGCCCATCGGACTACCATTAGAATCTTCCGTAGCATCAGCGCCACTATCCGTCAACTGTGCAATTTTTTCTTGAAGGGCTGTTGTCACATCGGCTGAACGGCTCATTGGAACACCCTCCCTTATACCACTTATATTTCTTAAACCCGTTTTCATAGTAACTTGCGGTCTATACACTTCAGTAGCGCCTTCATTCACGCCAGCATATCCCCCTTCGCCTACCTTATCTACTACCGCGAAAAACGCATCCAATTTTTTGCCTTGTTTAGCGCCCGCAACTGCCTCTGCTGCGTCATCAGTGAAAGCCTCAACATCTATATTCCAATTAGAAATACCATAAGAATGATTGGCATCATATCCACTTGCTTCTTGACCCGATCCATTTAGTGTATTTCTTAAATTACGTAACTGATTAGAACTAGTCCATGACCTCGCAATTTGACCAGCAGTTCCTTCACTACCAAAATTAGTGGTTTGTCCGGATGTCATTTTAGCAGCTTGAGTCAGTATTGTTGATTGGCTAGTAGATAATCTAGCTTGCCCTTCGGTACCATATTTAAAATCGTCACCTTGAGGCAGATGCCCTCCATTTGGGCCTCTTCTTGTGAGCATAGCATCAGTACCAAACGCTTCTCTAGTTGTCTCATCAGCCGCATAACTAAATCCACCAAAATATTGATTAGAGCGGGGGCTTTCACCCGTATTATATTGCCCTCTCTTACCAAAAGGTGCGCGCTGATTATCCAGAGCCTCAAAGTTTGCAAGCAACGTGCCATTTAAATTTTGTGTATCTAAGATACCCATGTGTTTTCTCCTAAAAAGTTCCTATAATTTTCTACGTGTAGCATTTAAGGCATTTCTTACAGCGCCTCGTAACATTCTACCCGAACCACCATCACTTTCCCCACCAACAATTTTTTCGGTCAATGATAACCTTTTGGTATTAAAAGGCAACCGATTGGTGGGAAGGTCAGCAGGTCTAAAACTGCCGGACCCAACTCTTGCACGACCATTAACTATTTTCACATCCCCTACATCTCTTTCTTCAGTGCTATCCGGATCATTTACAATATCATCTATAGTGTCTCCATTCTCACCGGCTAAATTATTACCGGAAGTAGGATACATTAAAGGGTGAAAAAATAAACCACTTTGCTGATCCATTATACTCATAACTAAAACAATCTCAAGTTATCTTTCATTTCCAAACTTAGCAACACATCTTTAAGATTCGTAGTAGATAAAGTGTTTTCCTTAGAGATGCCTCTTAACTTTTCTTCTACCAGTTCAATTTTTTCTTTAATCTGTTGATTATCTATCTTATCTTTCTTTATAGCAACTTCATCAAGGATATTGTCAATTCTTTTCTTCATCCAATTAGAGAAGTTTCTTTCATCCTTAGTAGTATAGTACTTCACTAAACAATCTTTCTGTTCAGTAGTGAGTAGCTTGCCATACTTCTTATCAAAATTCTTTAAGGCAATACCCAATGCTAATTGTTCTGTTTGTACCTGTTCAGTGGGTTTATCAGTATGGTGAGCGTTTGCTTCTTTAATTCTCTTAGCTTCCGTGTTCTCTACTAAGTGTTCAAAAATATTTTGTTCGCAAGTAGATTTATCACGACTTGTAAGATATTGACCACCCCTACTAATATCACCTTCATTAATAAGAATGTTAAAGCTGGCAAAAAGTTTATAGTTAGGAACACTTACTTTCATAATCTGTTTACGATTACAAACCTTGCTTATATCTTCTAATAACTTAGTGTTTTCATTATACAACTCTTGGTCGTTAACCGTTTGATTATATTCCTTTACCAAGTTACCATAAAAACGAGCCGCATAGTAAGGGTTTCTTGCCTCACTATACAACAATTGTGAATAAATCCTATAAGCCTTAGAAATTTGTGTTTCGGTCATAAAGTATTTCTTTATAACAGAAAGTATCCCAGTTGCTGTTTTATTGTGGCCCTTAGAAATCTCATTTAATACCGCATGATTTAAGATTTCAAAAAGAATACCAACATTACGCTGTTTGCTATGTTTCATACTTAACCCCAATATTTTATAGTATCGCCTAAAATAAATATATTACTATTTAACTTAAATTAATCTTCTTTAGCCTTCATTAACGATAAAGTTGATTCTTCCAACTTATTTTCCGCTTGATCTTTTATGAGATTACCCATCATATCATTCATTACATGATCATACTTCATAATATCTGAAATAGTACGATCAAACATATCTTTCTTGGGCCTGCGATTTTTTGCTTTCTTCCGAATAAAATCAAGCGTCTTTTTCATCTCTTCGTTTTCGGGATCATTCAACTTATCTTTTACCTGTTCTGATTCACCATCTTCATTAAAAGCATAATTCTTAGGATAGCCAGGCAACTCTCTTGTACCAATAGGATCATAGGGCATGGCATCTTGAGTATATTGTCTTGTGGTATTTTCTTCCGCTGAATCATCATCACCTGTTTCATCTTCTTCACCTCCACCCATCGGAGGCGCACCACCACCCGCCATTGGATCGGGTTGCTCACCCATTTTTAACTGCTCAATGATATGGGCGTTTTGTGCTTCTTTCTCAATCTGTAAGTTAATGTCTACAATTTCAGAAGCCGAGAGTTTCAACACTTCTCTTTGGATATAGTCTAACGACAACAAGGGCGAATCTGCCATATCATTTGCAGTGCTAAAACGATTACCCATCAATTCAAGGTGCATCATCTCTGTAACGGTAGAAGGATTAGTCAACCTTAAGTCAAAGTTATAAATGGAAGACTCATCATATCCGCGCAAATAAAGATGGACAAGTGATATCTTCGCCAATTCACTGACAACAATCTTTTGAATACGTTGAATAGTTCTCGCAAACTTAATGTCCTCCTGTGCTAGCGTTGACTTACCCGACAAGTCTTCTTCAGCAGTAAGATAAGACTTGGGTACACCCAACGAAATAAACAATTTATTTTGTAAATATTCTATATCCTCAATCGCTGCAGCATTTTCACCACCAGGTAATGTTTCAATTCTGCTTCCTCTATCACCACGAACAGGAATGAAGAAATCTTCAAGAATAGATTCGGGGTTATACCTCATATCAAGATTACCATTAGATTCTTGTGTAACCGCAATTCTCTTTAACTTATCTCTTGCATTTTGCATGTAAGAATCAACATCTCTTGGAGGAATGTTTCCAACATCAACATAAAACACTCTTCGTTCCGGCGCTCTACTGATACGATAAATCAACATCGCATCTTCTGCCATTAACAATTGCTTCCAAACCTTACGAGAGGAATCTAACACCGATCTACCATAAGGTAAAAATCTATCATCACCTAAGATACGCAAGTGAGAAACTTGATAGTTTTCAAACACGGTATTACCTTGAGCGGTCCACTTAAACCTTAAGCTGTTAGGATCATTATTGTATCCTTCTTCCCTTTCAATCTCACCCACCGGCATTGCAATTGCACCTAATACCCCTTCCTTATCAACAATATCTAGTAGATTAAACATATCACCATACTTGCACATATTTCTAATCCATGTCCAAAGGTGAAAGTCTAAATCTAATCTTTGATAAAGCAACTCTTCTAACTCATGCACAATCTTATCATCATCAGAAACTATTTGTAAAATCTTGCCGTCTTCTGCATAAGTCATGGAATCATCAGCATAAATGTCTAAGGCTCTTGTAATCTCTGGGTAGTGATCCATCTCTTCATAATCTTTTACTCTTTCTAGTCTCTCTACCCCACCAACCAAAGATTGTTGGTACAATGCAGACGATGCTCTTTGGAAGGTATCAAACGCATTTTTTTGCGCCCTAATACCAGGTCTTTCGGTTGGCACCTTATAAGAAGCTGAGCCACCTTTTAAAATCTTTTTAAGTATATCAAATCTATCTGCCATCTTACCTTCCTTTATTTAGCTGCAGTTGCGTAAAACATAACTATCGCAATGACTGCGGGAATTAAACCACCAATTCCACCCCATATACCAGCCTTAACTTTTAATGTAGCTATATCTACTTGTATTTGTGTAAGCTTACTCTCAATACCATTAAATTTATCATCATGATCATCAAGCTTATCTATAACCATTTTCTCATACTTACTCCACCCATTATCTTCAGCCATTAACTCATCATCCATCGTAAATCTTCTCGCTGACCATTGCCAGTATCAAAGGTAAAGTGTTCATCCATTTTTTCCTTATCATTTTTATAGATACCAAATTGATAAGGTGTAGATTGAAAGTTAAGACCGTTTAATAATTGCTTAGTCATATCTTCATCTTGACTATTAAACTTAAGAGTAGTTGCTCTTACATACATACCAATAGCTAATGACATTACAAGGTCATCATTGTAACTAGACATAGCCTCAGGCTTACCATTATTAAATATAAAGGTTTCTAATTCATTTTGCGTTCTTTTTGAATGTAATATAAAATCGTGGGTTCTTAAATCTTCTTCCATACGAGCCACACAAGCCGGTCTACTCTTCATACTCATAGTAAAACCAGGCACGGCATTCTTTGGTACATTGTAAGGATCGTAATGTAATTGATTAGAGTTACCTTCATGGATTCTAGTTAAATCCTTAATAGTCCAATACATATTTTTGTATTCCATCTCTATGATTTTCATAACCACATGATGACCCATAGAGGCATTTTCAACCACTATGTATGCATTATTATATTGAACCGCTGTATTATGAACAAGATGAGCATAAACATCAGTATTAAGTTTACCTTTATACTCAGCAACTTGTTCATAATTTTCTACATCAATAACATGAAACGCAGAGTAGTCATCTCCATCACCTCGTGCAACATCAGCAGAAAGAATATATTGTTTATCGTAATCGGGATACTTCCATATCCAAAGATTTTTATCTACCCAAGTTTTTTCTTCGGGTTCTCTCATAAAGGGTCTGTAACCATTGTCTGCTTCTTCTTCGTCATTCGGGTGTTCTTCGTACCAACTTAAGGCTTTTAAACTAACTACATTATTACCCGATTGAAGAAAGTCACAATCATGTTCTTGTGCAAAAGCTTGATCACCTATTTTCTTTCTTTCATTTCTACCCCACTCTTCATCTCTATCGGGGTGAAAATGCCACGGTAAATTAATAGGAGTAAAGGCAATATTTTTATTACCTACTCTTTCACTAACACCGGCTTCAGCCTCTATATAGGTTTTGTGAAACCAATTACCAATACCATTAGGTGAGGATAACACTACACAATCACCACCTGTTGCGAGTGTAGGTTGAGCAGCGGTCCAAATTCCATCCATCGCCTTAATAAACGCAGCCTCATCAATAATCAATAAACTTAAAGCTTCTGAACGAGCAGCGTCTGTTGCGTTTGAGCCGGTAGCGCCAGCTTTAATCTTTGACCCATTCGCTAATTCCATACTTTGACGATTATCAATGAGTACATCAGACTTTAACCAAGGTGGCACTTCTTCTAAAAACACTCTTATCTTATCTACCAAGTTAGTCGCTGTATCTCTCTTCGTAGCAAGAATAAAAATTTCCTTATTCTTAAAGAAGTTAGCCATCCAACCAGCGTAAGCAGCACAAAGAGTAGAAATACCTAATTGTCTTGCCTTTAAAATTATGTTGTAAGAATTATCAAGAAAGCTTTGAAGTGTATCCTCTTGGAAATCCCAAAGCTCAAAACCCAAAAGACCTTTAGTGGGATGGCGTATTTTACCATACTTCTTAATGAAGTAAATTGGATCTTTTCTACATCTTACATATTCTTCTGCTTGATCTTTATCCATTTAACTTCTCATGGTTGATGCTTAAATAAGCCGGGCAAAATACCCACTCTATAATCTTGTTTCTGCCACCATCCACCCGCCTCTATCTGCTCTTCAAAGTCGGGACTTCTTGTATTGGATGGTGCGCCCATTTCTTTAAAACCTACTTTAGCTGCTAAATCTAAAAACCATTCCTTGCTACAGAGAAATGGGTTGTTGCTCCAATTAGCGTACTTACACGGCATACGCCATAAAACAGTTTCTTCTTCTTCATCTAACTTTTCACAAATATCAGAATTATTATATCCAAACTTTTCTTCTACTGCAAAACCTATCCACCAATTTTTTTCGGGACAACCTTCGCGGCCTTCTTCAGAATCACTGTATCCTCTAAGGTCAACTTTTCCGGCCCAGTGCATTGCTTCATTAGAAGTATGTATGTAATCTTTTACTTGGCGATATTTTATAATATCTACATTACCTTTCTCAAGATTACGATAACCTAATTCTAACTGTGTATAAATATCATTTTTATCTGCTGCTAATTCAAAATCATTCTCTAAAAACAAAACATATTTGCTGCAGCAATCTTCTATACCCTTTACCATCCCCCAACCAATACCACAATTAACAGGATGGCCACCCCATTCAAAACTCTTATAATCATTTTCTATCATGTTAATGTCATCGTTGGCAACTTCATTAAAAAAGATAAAGTTATCTCCAACCATATCCGTTAACCCATTTTCCTCGTAAGACTTTAAGCTTATTTCAAGCTTATC